AGGGGCTCGCCATCCAGGTCAACGGCACCAACGGCGGCAAGATCCTCTATCCGCTCGCCAACGCCTCGGCGCAGACCGCGCTGACCCTCGCCGGCAATCTTTATGAATATGTCACGTTGCAATACGACGGCAACGGCGATTTCCGGGTCGAGCAGGTGACGCCGGCGACGGCGCAACAACTGGGGCTCGCCGGCATCGGCGGACTGTCGCGCTGGCGTTTCCCATCGGTCAGCGCCTACAGCGCCGGGCTGGCCGACAACGGCACCGCAATTTCAGCCTTAAACAGCCCGCTCGGTTACCTGACCGTCACGCTGCCGCCGGCAAATACGCTCAACATGGGTTGGACCCTGGCGATTGCCAACGACAACGGCAAGCTCGCGGCGGCCCAGGTCAATGCGACAAACGGCGGGAAGATCCTCTATCCCGGCAGCGGCGCCAGCGTCACCTCACTGCAGCTGGCGAGCGGCGATTACGAGACGGCGGTGCTGCAATTCGACGGCTCGAATTTCCGGGTGTTGCAGCTGACTCCGGCCAGTGCCGCCGCCATCGGCCTGAGGGGAGGCACCTGCACCGCGAAGTGGGACTTCCCGGCGGTCAGCACCTATGCGGCGGGTCCGACCGATTGCGGATCGGTCATCTCCAGCTTCAATTCGTCGATATCGAGCCTAACCGTCACCCTGCCATCGACCACGGCAATCGCCGCCGGGTGGTCGATGAGCTTCGCCTCCGACAACAACAAGGCGCTCACCGTGCAGGTCAACGCGACCAGCGGCGGCAACCTCCTGATCCCCGGCACGCGCGGCGCGCAGAGTGCGCTGACGCTCTATGGCGGGAATTATGAGCTTGTGCAGCTCGAGTTCGACGGCTCGAACTTTCGGATCATGTCGGCGACGCCGGCGACCGCCTCGTCGAACGGCATGTTCCCGGCCACCGGCACCCCGGCTTCGAGCTCGGCCGCCTGCCAGACCGGGCAGATCCAATTCGATGCCGGTTACCTCTACGCCTGCACCGCGCCCAATGCCTGGAAGCGGTCAGCCTGGAGCAGCTTCTGATGCCCCCCGAAGGTGGTAAGCGCATGCCTCTGACCGCGTCCTACACCTGGGGCCAGCAGGGCCTGGAAGCGCAGTTTCAAACTGTTTTCCAGCCTGGGCAGGGCATCTTCTCGCCCGGCTACCCGCTGGCGCCGCCGGAACCCGAGCGGGTGCGGTTGTGGGATTTTCCGGTCGGCGTCAACACGATCTACACGCCGCGCGCCTATGAACCAATCTCGTTCGACGAGCTGCGCGCCCTCGCCGACGCCCATGACATCACGCGCCTGGCGATCGAGACGCGCAAGGACCAGCTCGAAAAGCTCGACTGGGCGATCAAGTCGCGCACCACGCAGCTGCCGACTGGCGACGCACGGGCGCGCGCGGCGCGGCTTGCCGAATTCTGGCGCCGGCCGGACGGCCAACGCGCGTTTGCGACCTGGCTGCGCGAACTCCTGGAAGACCTCCTGGTGCTCGATGCTCCGGTGCTCGAACTGCGCCGCAACCGCAGCGGCGAGATCATCGGGCTCGACGTCGTCGACGGCGCCACCATCAAGGTGCTGTTCGACGAAACCGGCCGCCGGCCCAAACCGCCGGCCCCGGCCTTCGAGCAGGTCATCCACGGCCGGCCGTGGAAGCTGTTGACGAGCGACGAGCTCCTATACCTGCCGCGCAACCCGCGCCCGCACAAGGCCTACGGCTTTGGTCCGGTCGAGCAGATCATCATGACCGTCAACATTGCCCTGCGGCGGCAGGCGATGCAGCTGCAGCACTTCACCGAGGGAAATGTGCCGCCCGGCCTGTTGAATGCGCCGGACGGGTGGAATGTCGAACAAATCCGGCAGTTCCAGGAATGGTTCGACAGTGTGCTCGCCGGCAATACGGGCGCTCGCTCGCGCCTCGTGTGGGCGCCGAGCGGGACAAAGTACCAGGCGTTCAAAGAGGCGCCCTACAAGGACGAGTTCGACGAGTGGCTGGCACGCATCGTCTGCTACGCGTTCTCGTTGCCATCGACCGCGTTCACCCGCCAGGTCAACCGCGCCACCGCCGACACGGCGCAGGAAGCCGCGCTGGCCGAAGGGCTGGCGCCGCTGATGGGCTGGGTCAAGCGGCTCGTCGACCATGTCATCCAGGACCGGATGGGCCATGCCGACCTCGAATTCGCCTGGTCGGATTTGCGCACGATCATGCCCAAGGAACAGGCCGAAATCCTCGCGATCTACGTCAAGGAAGGGATCAAGACGCGCAACGAGGCACGCGGCCTGCTGGGTGACGATTCGCTGCCGGGCGGAGACGCGCTGATGGTCGACACGGCGCACGGTCCGCTGCCGTTGGCGCCGCAGCTGCCGGCCGCAGTGGCGTCCGTCGCAAAGGCCACCTTCGATTCCGATGAGCCGCGCGTCCCACCCGGAAACCCGGACGGCGGGCAATGGACGGGCGGGGGTGACGGCGAGTCCGCGCAGGGCAGCCGCAGCGGGAACGCCGCGGATACGCGCGCCGGCGACGCGCCGGGCGCAAATAGCGAGCGCGTTTGGGAGCGCTTTCCCAATGCCGATTTCCGCGATAAGCTGGCAATCGCCGAGCAATCAGCCAACAAGCCAAACTTTGGATACGGCGATATCAATCCGCAAAGCCATGCTCTCGGCCGGTACCAAATGACGGCCGACGCGCTGCGCGCTGCTGGCATGATCGATTCAGCCGGAAATTGGACGGGCAAGTACGGCGCCCATTCGGAAGCGCAGTTCCTTGCCAGCCCCGAAGCCCAGGAAAAGGCGCTGACCGATTACCTCAACGACATTGTGCGCCAGCTGCGAGCCGATGGTTCATTCGATTATCTGGGCACCGTCGTCAATGGCCGCGTGGCGCCTTTCACGGTCACGACCGCCGGCTTGGTCGCGGCTGCTCACCGCGACGGCGCAGCAGCGGTTTCCAGATACCTGGATAAACTCGAGGAAAACCAGTTCTCAAGTGCGCGTGCACTTCTGAACCGGGAGGATCTCCGCGTCGAGACGCGTCTCCGGACTTTCGCGGAGACACATTTCCAGTGAAGGGGCTCTGGTCAGTTACAGCCCGAGCCGCCGCGCTGCTTTTATCAGTGGCGGCATCGCCTGCAACGGCACAGCACATTTCATTCAAACATGAATTGACAGCTCCTGAACAGCACTGTCTCTCTCAGCTCCTGACGCGTGGTGATTGGCGATATGTTCCTCAATTCCATAAAAAGATGCGTTCTGTCGCTGTGGTGGCTCGGGCCCATCTGAGCATGAATAATCGCGAGCAATATATCTACATCATGCACGAATTCGGCTTCTGCGGAACTGCCGGATGCTCCATGCTGATCGGCGAAGAGCGACACAACGGAACGTGCCAGCAGCTTTACGACGGCTCTGGCTTCACCCACGCGATTGCTGTGTTGCGGAAACGCGATCATGGCTACCGCCGCCTTTATACGCCCTGCGAACTGCGCTTCGATGGCCATGAATATCAGCAAATTCACGAGGAGTGCCCGACCATCGACGTTCAGCGCTGACGGCCATACGCCGCGGCAACGTGCCGCCCGGGCTGTTGAATGCGCCGGACGGGTGGAACGTCGAACAGATCCGGCAGTTCCAGGAATGGTTCGACAGCGTGCTCGCCGGCAATACCGGCGCGCGCTCGCGCCTCATATGGGCCCCGAGCGGGGCCAAGTATCAGGCGTTTAAGGAGGCGCCCTACAAGGACGAGTTCGACGAGTGGCTGGCCCGCATCGTCTGTTACGCGTTCTCGCTGCCATCGACCGCGTTCACCCGCCAGGTCAACCGCGCCACCGCCGAGACGACGCAGGAAGCCGCGCTCGCCGAAGGGCTGGCGCCGCTGATGGGCTGGGTCAAGCGGCTGGCGGACCATGTCATCCAGGACCGCATGGGGCATGCCGACCTCGAATTCGCCTGGTCGGATTTGCGCCCAGCCGATCCGGCCGAGCAGGCGAAGATGCTCGACATCTACGTCCGGGACGCGATCTACACCGTGAACGAGGCGCGCAACGTGCTCGGCTTTGATCCCATCGCCGGCGGCGAAGTGGCGATGGTCTATGGCCGCGACGGACCGGTCCCGCTCGCCGCGTCGGCGCGGCGAGGGTCGCAGCAACCATGAAGGCCAGCAACTTCAGGTGACGTTGAATTGGGCGCGCACCCGCCCTCCGCACGCCCGTGAATGTCTCGACAACTGACGGTAACACCGCATGACCTTCTCCCCACGCCGCCCCCGGGCGGCTTTTTTACTGACGGCGCTAATCGCGGGTGCGAGCCTCCCAATGGGGTCGCTCCTGGGTCTTGGCGGCAGCGCGCGGGCGCAGAGTAAATCGGTCGAGGTGCCGGCGTACCGCCAGCTCGGCGCCAGCGAAGCAATGGCCTCGCCCGGCCAGAGCGGCGCCGATTACAGCGCCAACGTCCCCTCGCTTGCCGGGCTGACGCTGCTCGCCACAATTCCGGCGCCCGCTACCCCGCGGCTCGGTTATTTCATCGAGGCACAATGCACCGCCGGCCTTGTGGTAGCGCTGGACGATCAAGGGGGCAGCCTCGCCCCGACAATCGTCGTACTGCAGGGATCGGGCGCAGCGGGCGGCCAAGGCGGCTCGCTCAGCATGGCCGGGATGCCGCATACCGGCCGCATCCGGATCTTTTCGAGTTCGAGCGGCTGCCAAATGGCAGCGAGGGCATGGTGATGAGGGAGAGATACCTCGCCGCGTCCGTCGCGGCTTTCCTGGCGCTCGCGCCGTTGGTGGCGTTCGCCGACGCCGTGCCGCCGCCCGGCATGCTGCCGAACGCTGCGAACGCTCAGCTGCCGGCTGCCAGGAACAACCTCGGCGCCGCCGCCGGAAACGGGGTCAACGTCGTCACCGATTACGGCGCCGACCCGACCGGTACGGCCGACAGCACCACCGCCTTCCAGAACGCCGTCGACGCCGCGTGCAACGTCCCCGCCGCCGGCGACCT